TGATGACGTTGAGGTGCTGGAACACAGCGCACGGCAGGAGATGGTTGACGGCCCTCAAGGCCAGATGCCGATTACGGTTCATGATGTCAAAATCCGCCGCAAGTCCACCAAGAAGAACATTCGCGTCGCCGCTCGGCCTCCTGAAGAGTTCCTGATCCACTCCGACGCGGTGACGCTTGAAGACAGCCCCATCGTCGGCGTCAAGACCAAGATGCGCCGGACGGATCTGGTGGCAATGGGCTATGATGCCAAGCGCATCCGTGAACTGCCTATTTCCGAAGGCGACGAAAGCGCGGAAGAGTTCGAGCGGCTGGAACGGCGCGATGTCATAGAAGGCCGCGACGGTGACGACCTGCACTGGACCACGCAAGAGATCGACTATTACGAACTGTATGTTCGCATCGATCAGGACGACGACGGCATCGCTGAACTGCGGCGCATTGTCTATGCCGGTTCAATCTCCGAACAGAACGAGCTTGAAAACGACGAATGCGATGAAGTGCCGTTCGCGTCGATTGTCTGCGAACGCCAGCCCCACCAGTGGGAAGGCGTGGCAATCTCGGATGACCTGATCGAGCTTCAGCGCATCAAGACGGTGCTGCTACGGAACACGCTCGACAACCTTTACTGGCAGAACAACCTTCAGCCGGCCATTCAAGAGGGCGCGGTATCCAACCCCGAGGCGGTGCTTAATCCAGAGTTCGGCCTGCCCATTCGCATCAAGCAGGGCTTTAATGTCCGTGATGCGGTGCAATATCAGGTTGTCCCATTCGTCGCGAAGGAAAGCTTCTCGATGCTGGAATATCTGGACGCCGAAGCGGCTGACAGAACCGGCATCAACGAAGCATCGAATGGCCTTGCACCGGACGCTTTGCAGAACATGACGGCTAAAGCCTCTGCGATGATCGAGCAGGGCGGTGTTGCCCAGACTGAGATGATGGTGCGCACGATTGCGGACGGTCTCAGGGCCATGTTTCAGGGGCTTCTAAGGCTGGTCATTCGCCACCAGGATAAGCCCCGCACGGTCAAGCTGCGCGGCGAGTGGGTGGAGTTCGACCCGCGTCACTGGAATGCGGAAATGGACGCCTCAATCAATGTCGGTCTGGGTGCCGGCACGCGCGAACGTGACATGATGATGATGCAGATGATAATCGGGCTTCAGGAGCGGATTGTCGCCACGCTCGGCCCTGACAATCCATTCGTCAAGCCTGAGAACGTCTATAACAGCTTTGAAGAGCTTGTGCGCGCGGCTGGCATCAAGACGCCTGACCGGTTCGTGACTAATCCGGACCCGCAAGAAGTTGCGGCGCGTCTGGAAATGGCCCGCAACAAGCCTGACCCTGAGATGATTAAAGCCAACGCGGCGATGCAGGTTGAGCAGATGAAGGCTCAAATCGCCATGCAGGTGAAACAGGCCGACATGGAAGTGCAGACCAACAAGGAACGCGCCCAGATGGAGGCTGACCTTCGCGTGAAGGCGGCTGAAATGGAAAAAGACGCCATCGCGCGCCGTGAACAGCTTGAAGCCGACGCCATCAAGGAAGAGCAAAAGGCCAACCTTGAGCGTGAAAAGATGGCTCAGGCCCGTGAACTGAAATTACTTGAACTCGCACAGCAGCGTGAACTTGCCGTCATGTCGAGCGGTGTCGAACAGGCCGAAAGCGGCGTGCAACAGGTGATTGAAGCCATCCAGATGCTGACCAATCAGGTTGAGGGCATCGGCGCACGCGATAGCGCACCCCGTCGCATTGTCCGTGATCCGGTGACGGGCGACATCGTGGGCGTTGAGGTTGACGGCGGATCTGCAAGGCGTGTGGTGCGTGATCCTGCATCCGGTGACATCATCGGCGTGGAGACGATCCAGTGACCGTCTCGCTCAAGCACGGCTTTAACAGCGCGATTGCAGACGACCCGGCATCGGTAACGGCTGGCCATGTCCTGCCGTCTCACTGGAATGCCGAACACATGCTGACGGCGGCTGCGAATAGCGTCGTTGCCCGTGCGGCGGCGACTGGTGGCGCGGTGACGGATGTGGCGCTGTCGGCCAGCCAACTGCTAGGACGTGGCGCGACGGGCGACGTGGCTGCGATTACGCTCGGCACCGGGTTGAGCATGTCGGGTGCGACGCTCAATTCATCGGGCGTCCTGAACAACCTCACGGCGACAAGCGCACCGACTGTCAATGATGACAGCGGCGATGGCTATGCGGTCGGCTCGCGCTGGCTTTGGGCTGCCCGCGGGCTGGAGTGGGTTGCAGTTAGCGTTTCAAGTGGCGCGGCACGGTGGGTTATCAGCTTGGTTCGTGCGCTGGAAATGGGGCGCTCCCCGTCCAACATCGTGCTGTTCACTGACCTTGAAGGCGCGACGACCCTCGACAACGATTTCAAGTCAGGTGAATTTGTTTTTGGCGGCTTCGGCAGCACGCTTTCAATGCCATCGACAACAGATCAAGTGGCATCCAGCGCAAGGCGGTTAAGCGTAGCGTCGCTCGACACGGTGGGGCATATCGGCACGCACCACGAAAGCCACGGCCATCTTGTTCTCGGGTCTGGCGATTGGATTTACGGCGCGAGGGTGAACTATCGCCACCTGCCAAACTCGACTGACGAATTTACATCATGGTGCGGGTTTACATTCACGAACCAAATCCAGGGCATCCCATCTGACCAAGCCGACGCCTGCGCGTTCACGTTGCGCCTGACGAGCGGTTCAGCCGAGTTCGTTTCCGTCACGCGCAACAACAGCGGCACGGTTCAATCCAACGTCCTGACCACGCCGACAACTGGAACATGGATGGACCTGTTCATCTCGCTGCCATCGTCGGGCAATGCGCTGTTCTTTGTGAACGGCACGCAGGTCGCAAGCCATTCGACCAAGCCCCGAACGACTGTTGCCGTCCGGCCAACTGTCGTAATGCGCAAAGCGGCAGCGGGCGGCACTGCCACCCAAAGCGTTGACTTGGACATGCAACTTCTGGCCGGATTGGGTGTGCGATGAGCATAATTCGCGAAGAAGTCACATTCCCTGATGGCCGCGTTGAAATCCGCGAATATCCCGCGACACCAGACCCGGTCCGCGTTCCCCAGAGCGTGACAGAAACCCAATTCATGCGCGCCGCTGTCAAGGTCGGCATCGTCACGACAGCCGAAGCCAAAGCCTATCTGGCGCGCGGTGTCATCCCGGCGTTTGTGGAAACGGCAGTTGCTCAAATCCCAGCCAACGTGCGCACGGATGCAGAATTGAAAATCATCGGTTCCGACACGTTCCACCGGGCCGATCCCGTATTCGCAATGCTCATCGCGGGTGGAGCCGCGACATCTGAACAGGTTGATGACCTGTTTCGTCTTGCCGCAACCCTCGACTAACAACAGGAGACCAACGTGTCAGCCTCAAACGCCTTTGAAACCAGCATCCTTCAGCACATCTTCCAGAATGCCGACATTGCCAACATCGGCGATGCGACCGGCCTGCGTGGCTCGACCACGGCAGGTTCGCTGCATGTGTCACTGCACACGGCAGATCCTGGAGAAGCAGGCGCACAGAACACGTCCGAGGTTTCCTACACCGGATACGCTCGGCAGGCTGTTGCCCGCTCCGCTGGTGGCTGGACGGTGTCTGGCAACAACGCATCCAACGCGGCGGCGGTTGCATTCGGCCCTTGCACGGCTGGCTCGGCAACCATTACCCATTTCGGCATCGGCACGGCATCTTCGGGCGCTGGCAACCTGCTGTTCAAGGGCGCGTTGACTGCCTCGATCAGCGTTACCACGTCCTCGAATGCCACGCAGACCTTCGCAATCGGCGTGCTTGATGTGGACTGCGACTGATGGCTGACAATGTAACAGCACTCGCCAACACAGGCACCGGCACGGACGTATTCGCAACCGATGACATCGGCGGCGTCAACTATCCGCGCACGAAAGTCGGGTTCGGTGTTGACGGCTCCTATGAGGACGCCAGCGCCACGAACCCGCTGCCTGTTCAGGCGTATGGCGAACTGGTCGAGGCCATCGAGGCCATGCGCTTTGCGATTGCATCGCTGACCAAGACCATCGGTTATGCGCTGCCCAACGCATCGGGTTTCCCCATCATGGAAGCCCGGCAGGCGACTGCTGGCAACCTGCAAGTGACTGTCGGCAGCATCTCGGGCGGGCAGACGATTGCGACGGTTTCCACGCTCACGAACCAAAGCCAGATCGGCGGCTTCTCAGCCAACGACCAAATTCCAGCC